AAGCTCAACGGGCGCGGATGGAAGTGGTGGGGTCTCATGGACAAATATTTTGACTACGGCGACATCAAGCCTATCGAAGAGGACCCCGTCGAGCTGGGCGACCGGACGCTCCGCAAGGGTGACAAGGGCGAGGACGTGCGCGAGCTGCAAAGGCAGTTGAATGCGCTGGGTCACGACTGCGGCGCTGCGGACGGAATCTACGGAGCCAAGACCGTAGCGGGCGTGAAATCCTTTCAGCAGGAGCGCGGCCTGACCGCCGACGGAATCGCGGGCAAGCAGACCTATGCCGCGCTGGAGAGTGGCGCGGAGGTGTGCCCGACCTGCGGGCAGGTCGTCCGGAAGGCAGGTGAGGGCGGATGACATTCGAGGAGCTGCTGGGTCTGAACGAGGCCGAGCATGCGTCTTTCAAGCGGCGCATCGATGCGCTGGAGACCGAGGCCAAGGTACACGTGGATATCAAGGTCACGCTTGAGCGGCTGGACTCCACCATCGCGCAGATGACGCAGATGCTGGGCAAGCTGGAGGCGCGGCTGGACGCGCTGGAAAAGGCCCCGGCAAAGAAATGGCAGATGATCGTGAGCGAGACGATCAAGTACGTGCTTTTGCTGGCGCTGGGCGCGCTGGCGGCAAATATTATTTAAGGAGGTTAATTACATATGGAGGAGCTGGTGTTTTTCGACTGGACGATCCTCGGCACTCTTGCGGGCGCCGTGATGGCGGTGGGCATCCTGACGCAGCTGACCAAGAACATTCCCGGCATCAACAAGATCCCCACGCAGGTGTGGAGCTACGTGCTGGCGCTGGCGGTGCTGCTGGCATCGCTGGCATTCGGCGGTGCGTGGGACTGGGGCGCGGCGGCGCTGTGCCTGATCAACGCAGCTATGGTGAGCCTCGCGGCCAACGGCGGATACGAGGCCATTGTACGGGTCAAGACCACGAAAAAGGAGGCGTAAAAGGCGGCAGGACGGAGTACCGCCAGTTCGACGCACTGACCGCGCCGGAGCTGGCCAGCCTGATCCGCAGGGCGAGGCTGAGTGATCAGGACAAGATCATCGGCTACGACTGCCTCGCAAAGCGCATGTACTACGAGGACGTGGCGGCAGAGGTGGAGGACAGGACGCGCAACAGCCGACGCCACCGCCGCGTACACCGTACTACCATCGCCAGACGGCTGGCCAACGTGGTCGTGCCGGAGCTGGAGAGGGTCATGCAAAACGACAAACCCGGAGCGGAATGCTCCGGGTGATTTTTTATTTTTGGCAATGCACACGGATGCACACCCATGCACACGGGGGAGGGCAAAAAGTGAGATAATCAGGCCACAAGGAGGCGATGTGATTGAACTTCAACCCCTATCAACAGCCGATATATCCCCCGCAGGCGTATCAGCCCGCGCAGCCTTACCTGCCGTTCATGCAGCAGCCGACGCCGCAGAGGCAGACAAACATCGATTGGGTGTACGTGTCCGGCATGGCAGCTGCGCGGGAGCACATCGTGCAGCCCGGGTGCACCGCGTGGATGATGGACAATAACGAGCCGGTGATCTACTACAAGAGCGTGGACATGGGCGGACAGCCTACGTTCAAGGCATACGGGCTGACGGAGATCCTGCCCGAGGCGCAGGTGCGGCAGGCGCAGAATGTGGACATGTCGCAGTACGTGACCCGGGCGGAGGTACAGGTGATCTTCGACAAGATCAACGCCCTCGCGGGCGAGAAAGGAGCGAACGCATGAATCCTCTGATCAGCATGATGGCGAAAAACACGGTGGGCAATTCCGGCCCCGGGCAGATGATGCAGCAGTTCCGGCAGTTTAAGCAATGGCTGGGCAATCGGGATCCCAACCAGATGATCAACGAAATGCTCCAGAGCGGCCAGATCAATCAGCAGCAGCTGGAGCAGGCCAAGGCGATGGCGGAGCAGATGGGCGGTATGTTCAGATGATTTCAGCGCCCCGGCGCGCAGGGCGATGAAAAATAAAACAAAAGGAGTGACTATATGGACGGAATGTCTCCCGCTGACTACAGAGCGGTAATGGGCAACAACTGTAACGACGGATGGTTCGGAGGCGGCAGCTTCATGGGCATCATCGTGCTCTTCTTCATCTTCGCAATGTTCGGCGGCTGGGGCGGCAACAACGCCGCGGCTCAGGGTGCGCTGACGAGGGCAGAGATGTACGAGGGTTTCAACACTGCCGAGATCCAGCGCAATCAGGGCGACCTGATGCGCGGCCAGTTCGACGTGCAGAAGGACGTGCTGGAGAGCCGGTACACCACCCAGCTGGGCTTCCAGCAGCTGCAGGCCCAGCAGGCCGAGTGCTGCTGCGAGCTGAAGACCGCGATCCACGCGGAGGGCGAGGCCACCCGGGCGCTGATCACTCAGGGCACCATCCAGGAGCTGCGGGACAACCTGCAGGCGGCACAGCTCCAGCTGGGCAACCTGTCGCAGACCCAGACGCTGCTGAATGCGATCAACCCGATCCCCAAGCCCGCGTACCCCGTGGCGAATCCCTGCGGATGCGGCGGCTGGTACGGCTGGGGTAACGGCATCCAGTAACCAATAAGACCAGAGCGCATACCCGCGCCTAACGACAACGGCGGGGGAAACCCCGCCGATTTTGATGAAGGAGGAAAGATTGATGCTGTACGCATACAACAATGCTGATCAGGAGCTGGCCGTGGGCGGCGCGGTGCTGTATCCCTTTATCGGGATCCAGACGGGCTGCACGGCGACCCTTGCGGCGGGAAGCGGTTCCGTCAGACTGAGCAGACCGGGCCTGTTCATGGTGCATTTCAATGCCGATGCGGCGGGCGTGGCTGCGGGCGACGTGACCTTCCAGCTGTTCCGCAATGGCGTGGAGGTTCCGGGCGCAGAGGGCACGGCATCCAGCACGGCGGCGACCGACGTGGTCAACATCGGATTTACCGCCATCGTGCGCGTGGAGCCGACCTGTCCGTGCAACACGGCGGGCGTGACGCTGGTGGTGCAAAATACCGGCGTGGCGGCGACGGCCAGCAACGCGGCGATCACGGTCACCAAGATCGCGTGAGGTGAACGGCATGCGGATGATCAAATGGGTGTCGGACATCCTGTGCGGTAATGTCCGCGAAGCGAAGATGTACGCACACAAGGCGCACGAGCTGCGGGAGGAGAACAAGGCCGTGGCCGATTGGTGCAGAGACATGGCCCAGAAGCACCTGGAGTTCAACGTGAGCGGCCACGACATCGTCAAGCGCATGATCCGGGAGTACGCGGAGAGCGGCGCGCATTCGGATCTCGCGCCGGGGATGATGGTTGTCTACAACGACCGGCACAATGACCTGATGGCGGAGACGGCAGAGGTCAAGGCGATGATTGAGATGTACAAATAATGAGGGAGGCCGGGGCGAAAGCCACGGCCTTTGGTTACTGCCTGAATTGCAGGGAAGATAAATAAAAAACACAGGTGAACACTCGACCATCGAAAGTCATGGTGTTCGCCTGTGCCTCTTTTGGTACACCTTTAAAGGCGTTAAGCGAACACTCTGCTATGGGCGTAGAGTCGGTCGGGAGGGGGAGAGAGACGGAAGTGGCGTCGCCGGAATAGTCGAAAACAATCTTGAGGGCGTCGTCAGAGAGGTAAACGGCGACGATGAAGGCATCGAACAGGCGGCGCTGGAAATCCTTGTCGGCGGGGTCTCCGTCCTGGAAGGAGGAGAGCCAGTAGAGAATCTGGTCGCGGGTGATGGAGAGGATGGAGGCATCCTCCGCAGCGATGCGGGCCTCCACGCTGCGCTGTTCCGCTTCCAGCTCGACCAGCCGGGACTTAGTGCTCTCCGTGATGATGCCGGCCTCAATGGCCTTCATGAGGTTGGCGATGGAGCTGCGGATGGTGGCGAGCTGGGAGTGGTAGATGGCGAGGTCGGAGCTGTCGCGGCAGTATTTCTGATAATCGAGGACGGAGTCGCAGATCCATTCCATGACGTCGGGCTTCAGGATCTGCGTCTGCACGGCCTGCGCGACCAGCAGCTCGATCCAGTCGCGGCGGGCGTTTTCCTTGGAGCAGGTGTGGGCGTTCCGACGGGTCTGGCAGGCGTAGTAGTAGTAGGGCGTGCCCAGCTTGCCCTTGCCGGACATGCCGACCATGTGGGCGCCGCAGTGCCCGCAGAAGAGCTTGCCGGTGAGCAGGTAGGGTACGGCAGTCCGGTTCCGTCGTTTGACGGCTTTTTTTATTTTATGGAGCAGCTGCACAGCGTCAAAATCCTCCCTTGATATGGCGGCGGGGATGCCGCCTTCGATGCGGGTGTCGCCCCAGATGTATACTCCGGCGTAGCGCTCATTGGCGAGAATAGAGTGGACTGAGTTTTTGCCCCATTGCCCGCCGCGGGGAGCGGGGATGCCGCGCCGGTTGAGATCACGCTCGATGTCTGCGAAGATCTCCCCTGCGCGGACGCGGGCGAAGATCTCACGGACCACGGAGATCTTCTCTTCATCAAAGGCAAAGCGCCCGTCAGGGCCGCGGGTGTAGCCGTAGGCGATCTTGCCGTTGACCTTGCATTGCTTGGCGTTGTCGTCGAGGCCGCGCCGGATGTCCTCCGCCATGTTTTCGGAAAAGAACTGGTTGAGGTTCATCATCGAGCGGAGGGCGAAGCGTCCGGCGGGGGTGTCGTCGTAGTCCTCCTCCACGTAAAGGCAGGTCACGCCCGAGGAGGCGAGGCGAGCCTCGTTTTGCATGGCTTGCAGCATGTTGCGGCCCATGCGGTTGGACTTCCACGCGATGACGCAGTTAAACTTGCCCTTTGCCGCATCGCGGAGCATGCGCTGAAATTCCGGGCGGTTATCGCTGCGTCCGGACTTTGCGCGGTCGGCATAGACGGCCACGATGGTTATTCCATTTTGCTTGGCGTATTCGGTGTCGCGCTCGACCTGCTGCTCGATGGACGCATCGTTCTGTGCGGTGGACGAGTAGCGGGCGTAGATTGCGCCGAGCATGCCGCGCTGGATAGAACGGGCCATAGCCGCCTCCTTACGCGAAGAGGGAGCGGAACCACCCGGCGACGCGCCCAAAGAGATCGCCGACAGACCCGCTGGTCGGGTGCAGCATGGCGGTGTACTGGATGAGCCCCATGTGGGGATGCGTGACATCCCACGCAAACCACAGGACAAACACGGCCATCAGACTGATGGCGATGCCCCGCCACCACTTGACGTTGATGTGCATCGTGCGGAAGGCCTGAGAGGTGAGAACGCGCTCCAGCGCATCTCCGGCGATGCGATCCATCTCCGCGTCCATGTGGGCGATGACCACGCGAGGCTCTGCGGATGCAGGGGTCGGCGCAGGAACAGGGGCGGGCGCGGCCTTGTCGTATTCGGCAAAGACGTCGTCCGTGTGAGCGAACCAGTCGAGGGACTCGCCCAGGGCGTCGCAGATCTTGACCATGTTGTCAAAGCCGATGGTGTTGGAGTGGCCGGACAGGAACGTGGAGATCGTGCCCGAGGCGACTCCGGAGAGATCCGCGAGTTTCGCGGTGGAGATGCGATGCTTTTCCTTCAGTTGGTTGAGTTTGTCCCGGGTGGTCATCTTCTTTCTCTTCTTTCTGGATTTTTTATAAAACTACTGCCCGGATGGCGGCAGATGTGGGAAATCCATCCGGACAGATGCGAAACAGATGTGATTATATATTGTGCATCCGGGGGCAGATGTTGCAAAATGACCTCAACAAAAAAACGAGGAGGTCAATCAAATGAAGCGAGCCAACGGAGCCAAGCGGGCAAGGGCCATGTACGAGGGATTTGACCGGGCATACATCGACGCGCCCCGGTACCCGGGAATCAAGTACTTTGTGTCGAAATCCCTCAAGACGATCTTCATCAACATATCCGCCGCGGACGACGGGCTGACGATGAAGATCCGCGAGGGCGAAGAGGATCTCTACGATTTCGATTACATGTAAGGAGGCGAAAGGTGTGCGCGTGCCGGTCGATTTCGAAGAGCTGCTGGTTTCCGTGCCCGAGGAGCCGGAGACGGAGCGTTTCATATCCCCCGCGGAGCGGAGGATCTACATCAACATATCCGCGCACAGCGGGGCCAACATGGACCGGTTCGTGGAGTGGGTCACTCCTCCGCACTCTTCCGCCGTCTGATGGCGCGGGACTCCAGTTCCCGTGAGGTGAGGGTGCGCTGGTTGCGGGCGGCGGTGTACATCCGCGTGAAGCCCACGGGGACGCCCAGAATGCGGATGGGCAGATCGTCATCCGGATAATAGTGCATGGGCGGATAATCGGGGTTATCGGATACGAGGGAGACCTCGCCGGTGCGGCGGTCGTGATAGACGTGCTTCAGGGTGGCGGAATCGTCCACCAGCACGACCGCCACCTGCCCGGGCGACACGTCCGGCTGCTGGCGGATATAGATGACGTCGCCATCCTGATAGGTGGGATACATGCTGTCGCCCTTGACGCGGAGCGCGTAATCCACCCGGCAGTCGCCGTCGATATCGAGGTAAGTATCGTAGGACTCCTCCGCAAAGATCGGTTCCCCGGCGGCGACATTGCCGATCAGGGGAATGGACTTGCGGGTGAGGGCAGATGCGGGGATCAGGTTGGTGGGGAGGGCGGGTGCAGTGGTGCCGTCTTTCCACCCCATAAGATCCGACGGAGATACATGCAGTGCAGATGCCAGTAAGGCGATTTTATCACGGCGCATGTTGGCGATCTCGCCGCTTTCCCACTTGCGAACTGTTGACTTACGGACGCCGACGGCATCGCCGAGTTCCTCAAGGGTCATGTTCTGTTGTTTCCGCAACACGCGGATGCGATCACCAAGTGTCATATACTACCTCCGATAGGTTGATTATAGCACAGGTGTTTCATAAAAGCAACAGAAAAATGACGAAAATAAAAAGTTTCCTAAAGGACACAAATAATGATTGACAAAGCACAGACGGGGCATTATAATCAAAGTGTCGTTTAGGAAACATGAGAGGGGGGAACGGGATGAATGAAACCAAACTGCGCAACATCATGCGCAGCAAAGGCGTGAAAGTGAACGCGATGGTCGAAAAGTTGGGGATCAGTCGCACAGCCTTTTGGAGGAAGTGCAAGGGCATCTCCGAATTCACCCGCAGGGAGATGGAAATCATCGTCCGCGAGCTGCAGCTTGAACGTCCGGGGGAAGTTTTTTTTGACACAGAAGTGTCGTAAAGGAAACTTCTGAATCAGGAAATCCCCGGCACGGGGCCGGGGTGGAATCACGGCTGCAAGAAAAATAAGTAGAAGAAGAGGGCAACGAGCAACAGGCCGGCAATGACGGCGCAAACAGCACCAGCAACTTTGCCCGGGGAAGCCTGACGCCGATACTCATAATCGCGCAAGGAAGACAAGTTGGCGCCGATGAGCATGACGTACACGTACCCGGCTGCCACGGCAAAGAAAACCAGTTTCAGCAGAAACGTGCCGACTTCTTTGAAAAAGTTCCTGCTGCCCCTTCCGCCGGAACTGTAAGAACCGGAAGAAGAGGTTGATCCGGATGAACCGGATCCGGACCGTTCCCCGGTGCGGTCATCGTGATCGTAAGGGCATTGGCCATTGCGATGTTGATGTGCCGGATATCCATGATGGAAGTGATATTCACCGGTATCGCGGTCGAAGTGCCCGCCACGGGAGTCGGTGTTCCCGGGATGAGCGAACGCAACGACCGGGACAAGAAGCAGGAAACAGAGGAAGAACGCAAGGAAGCGTTTCATGAGACATCACCTCGTGATCATTGTATCACGGGTGTCAAGAGAGGAGAGAAGAGATGGAGAAGACGGGCGAGGTCAGGATCGACACGTCGCTGATCCCGGACGCAGTGCGGGACGAGCTGGCGCGGGTGGTGCTGGAGAAGGTGCGGAAGTATTTCGCCAACATCACGCCCGAGCAGCAGGCGAAGTTTGAGCAGTGGAGGACCGAATATCACAGAAAGCGCCGGGAGGAGGCGCAGGGAGGGAAATCATGATCGTATTGAACGTGGCCAAGATGATGGCCGACGAGAAGGGGCTGGCGGAGTACCGGAAGGACAACCTGCTGTGGGATCTCTTGGACGGCATGGAGATCTACGTGGAGACCTACGACGAGGAGGACAGCGTGGTGCGGCGCATGGTGATCCCCATCCACAACGGGCAGGGCGGATACCACGCGCAGCCCATCGAGATGGAGTGGTGCGACCAGATCATCAGTCGCAACTACGTGCCGGCGCGGGGGGGCGTGGAGGCGGTGGTGAGAACGCTGCCCGAGGGCATGCACGGCGCGACCGTGTACGTGGGCGGCGTGCTGGACGGAGCCTTCGCGCAGGGGCGCGGGTTCTGGAGGCGGCTGAAAAAGGAAATGAAGAAGAGGGTGAAGGCGTGAACAAGGCGATCCTGATCGGCAGGCTGACGGCGGATCCGGAGATGCGGGAGACCCGGAACGGAAAGCGGGTGGCGAATTTCACGCTGGCCGTGGACCGGATCCGGGGCGAGGGCGACAGGACGGCGGATTTCGTGCGCGTGACCGCGTGGGAGGGCCGCGCGGACTGGGCGGCGCGCTGGCTGGCGAAGGGCCGGAAGATCGCGGTGTGCGGCAGGATCCAGACGGGGACCTACACGGCGCAGGACGGCAGCAAGCGGCCGTCGTTTGAGATCGTGGCCGAGGAGATCGACTTCGCGGAAACGAAGCGCGACGACAGCGGCTACGAGCCCGACTATGATCCCAACCCGACCGGCTACGCCGATGACGACTGCCCATTTTAAGTGAGTCGAAGGGGGCGTGAGATGTCGAAATCTTCCCGGTACAGATCGGTCAAGTGCCCGTTTTTCCGCGACATGCCGGAGAACACCATCAAGTGCGAGGGGCTGGGAGACGCTCGGAGTGTGCAGCTTAACTTCGGGAGCCGAGCGGACAAGCGGAAGCAGCTGGAGATCTTTTGCGAGAGATGCTGGGAGAAATGCGAGATCGCCCGGATGATCCGGGCAGAAAAATACGATGAATAAGGAGAGAGTTGATATGACACAGGCGATGATCACGGCAAGAGAGGCCGAGCGGGTGCGATACATCGACCGGCTGGTGATCCGGGAGGAGATGGCGCGGGAGCGCAGGAGCGAGGAGCACCGGCGGAAGGTGGCTTATTACCGCAGGAAGCATGCCACCCGGCCCGAGGCCGCGTGGAAGCAGAAGCTGCTGGGCGGCGTGGCGTTTCTGGTGCTGGCCCATCAGGCGTGGAAAAAGTGCCTGAAGGAGGCGCGGCTGTGAGGAACGGACGGGTGCTGGACCTATACCCCAGCCAGAACGAGGGCGCGCGGATCCGGGCGCCGCGGGAGGAGAAGGGGCTGACGCTGGAGGACGCCGCCATCGAGGCGGGCGTGGGCGAACGGCTGCTGTACGGCATCGAAAACTGGGGCTGGGTGACCCTGCCCCGGCTGGCGAAGCGGATCGGCAAGGCGCTTGGCTGGCCCAAGGACATCATCAAGGCGGTGACCGGGCCGGACGTGACATACGACGACGGCCCCGAGCTGCAGGTGGGCGACAGCGGGCTGATGATCCGTCGGCGCGGCTAAGGCAAAGGTCAGGATTGGAAAGCGTAGGCAAAGATGGGCATGGACGGGCAAAGGCGGGGCAGGGGCGCGGACAGCCACGCAAAGGCATTGCAAGGGCGCGCAAGGGCATTGCTGAGGAGGGTGAAGCAAGGGCAGAGAATGTCTGAGCAAAGCCACGGCAAGGCTGAGGAAAGACGGGGCTTGCAAGGGCTTGGCTAGGCAGAGTAATGGAATGCAGAGGCAAGGCGGAGCGGTGCAGTGGAACGCATCGGCAAGGCAATGCAGGCTACGGGTGGCCATGGCTTGGGTATGGACAGGTATGGATTGCATTGGCTGGGCGCAGGTAAGGGTTGGCGACGGCAGAGGATTGGTAAGCAGAGACCGGCAACGGCTTAGCACAGGCTTGCTGGGGCGGGCAGGGGCAAAGGTTTGCGATGATCCGCATTGGCAAAGGCTTGCGATGATCCGCATTGGCTAAGGTATGGTGGGCCAAGGGGCGCCGTGGCTGCGGCTTGGTTGGAATGCGGCGGCATTGCTACGACAGCGCGGGCTTAGCAAAGAGTTGCTGCGCGAGGGCTTTGGACAGGAGCGACTGGCACGGGCATGGGAAAGAGGAGTGGTGCGAAGGCATAGGTGCGGGAAGCAAAGGCAAGGGTCAGCTTAGGCATGCAGCGGCGCGCGGAGGCGTCGGAAGGGTAAGGGCATGCAAGCAAGGGCGCTGGATTGCTCTGGCGAGGAAGCGAGGTAATGGGAACGCAGTGGATCGCTTCGCAAAGGCAAGGCAAAGAATCGGTATGCAAAGGCTTTGGAGCGCATGCAATGCTTTGCCAGGGAATGGCGCTGCGTAGCAAGGCTTCGGCAAAGCTGAGGTAGGACAAGACAAAAAAACAGGAAGAGAAAAGAGAGGAGAAACAACATGATCAAGTTTACTGAGCGAACTTACGTACTCAAGGGCATCACGGAGATCCTGGGCAGCCAGCCCGCGGACCCTGAGATCCGAAGCCGATTTATTGCCAGCAAGGCGCCGGCGGAGGAACTGAGCCGGGAGGAGCTGGAGCTGATCGACGCCAGTCAGATGGAGATCGACCGGGGCGTGACCAAGTTCCACCAGAGCTGGAGGTCCGGAGCGCTGTGCCTGCTGGACTATCAGATCAAGGGGCACCTTAAGGAGTCCATCACGAACCTGGGGAGCCAGAGCGGCATCAAGCAGGGCGCGAAAAAAGTGGACAACTATGTGTTCGTGCTGCCCCGGGAGATCGAGATCACCAAGGACGGCAAGGCCGTGACGGAGCCGGACGGGGTGTGCGAGCGTCCGCTGCGCGCCAACGTGATGGGCAGGGAGTACAACAGCCTTGCCGCCAGCGAGCAGATCAACGCGCCGTGGGAGATCAAGTTCAACGTCCGGCTGGTGGAGAACAGCGGCACGAAGGCTTCCGCGCCGGTGACGTGGGAGGACATCGAGGACGCGCTGGAGTACGGCTTTTTCAAGGGCATCGGCCAGTGGAGAAACGGCGGACACGGGCGGTACAACTGGGAGCGCGTGGACGTGGAGTAAGCAGATCCGGGCGGGTAACCGCCAATGCACCGGAACCCCCTTCGCGGGGGTTCCGGCAGTAAGCCCGACGGAACCAAAGGTTCCGGGGCGGCTGGTCGCGGCCCGGAGGGACGTGACTGCTTCACGGGTGTATGAGGGGGCCGTGGGTGCGACCCCGCCATATGCCCGGGAAACGGGATAAGAAAGGAAGAGAAATGAATGATCAGGATCGAAGACGGCAAGATCGGAATGAGGGGGAACGGCAAGGATCTGATCGGCGAGATGGCGGCGCTGATGAATGCGTTCGCGTCGCGGATGTTCCGGATGCTGCCCAAGGAGCTGCAGGAGCGCGCCATGCATGATCTGCTGGACGCCGCGCTGGAGGCGGAGCTGGAGGGCGACGAGTACAGCGCAGTGCGCAGGAGGGACGAGGAGT